TGTGCCGATTAATCAGGTGGCCTCAGCGCTTAATCAGAGAATGAAGAGCGCTACAGGCTCACAGCTCACAGTTTTAAAAACTAAGATCTCTCAATATGGGCGTGATATAACAGCAGTAGCGGCGCGTGAAGCGGGGCTTGATCTGTTTCTGTACACAGGCCCAGTCGATGGGATTACACGGCCCTTTTGTTTGCCTCTCGTCAATTTAGTAGTCTCAAGACCTCAGCTCAATAGGCTTAATAATGGTCAGGGGCTCAGTGTGATCTCAGCAGGAGGGGGCTATAACTGTAGACACAGCTGGTCACCGATCACTGAGGGCTTTGTTCTGTCAATGGGACTAACGCGGGCCACCACAGCAGATATAGATCAAGCCAATGGAGGCGCTAAATGAGAAAAGCGGTCACAAACCTAGATTATCTCTTCACATGGAACAGCCCAAAGCCCATCTCAGGCACACCTGTTCTCAGCTATGTTGGGCCTGTGGCTCAAGATTATAGCCTTGTATCTTCAAGGGCTGATCTAAGTGTCACCGCTATAGCTAATGATAGACGCACACTCACTTTATCAGCACCAGCAGACCCTCTGCAGGCTGATCAGATCAGAGCCCATCTCATCACAGCTACAGATGGGATATTCTCAGTAACTGTGGTTCGAGTCTCTGCCACCACAGCTATTCTAGCTGAGCCTTTACCTAGAGAGATTGACCTCTCAACAGCATCAGCTCTAGAGTTTGCTCTGTGGTCTGTGACTATCCCTGCAGCCCAAATGACCCCATCTAATACCTATGCTTATCATGTCTCTTATATAGCTGATTTAGGTCAGTATACAATAGATCGAGTAGACAAAGGGGCGATCAAGGCGACACCTAGACCGTTTGACACAGGTCTAGATCATGATGCACTTGTTAGAATCATTCCTGTACTCGCTGATAAGGTGCCCAGAAGGCAGGCTGATTTTACTCCACAGATTCAGGCTTCACTTGATGAACTTGTACTGAAGATCAGAGATCAATTATCAGTAGGACTCACAGAAGATGAGATCTTTAATGCTCAAGACTTCGCTCTAGCTCATGCCTATTGTGCAGGTGCTCGGATATTCGAGAGCGCTCTACAGATGACAGTAGCTGAAGAGTTTAGAACCAGATGTGAGGAGCTGTTACACTCTGCACTCAGATCAGTCTCACTAGACTTAAATGGTGATGGCACTATTGATAGTGGTGAAATTGATCTCACTGAAACAGGTGGGTCTCCTAGAGACTTCAGAGCATCATGGGCGACCTACACAAAGACCAGTTATGATAAGACCTTCACCCCTAAAAGGGCCATGAGGCACTAAATGGCTATCAACGTGCAGATCAGATTAAACTTACCTCCACACATCCTCTCTCTCAGGCAGATGCAGGGCGTGGCGCTCAATACTGTGGCCTCTATTAAGCTGAGGACATCAAAGGGTATTGACGCACATGGTAAGAACTTTAAAAAGTATTCGACTAAACCTCTGTATGTTTCATTGAGAGGTCATGGCCTCAAGCCTCTGGGCGGTCGAAAGTCTAGAACAGGTCAATCAGTGTTTTACCCAAAGGGCTATGCTCAATATAAGGCGCGGTCCAAGAAGGTGCAAACAGCCCTAGTCGATCTGATCAATTCAGGCAACCTGATGAATAATCTTGTGGTCTTAGATGTGACTCAGAGCGGGTTCAAGATCGGACTGACTAAACATGTGGCCTCATATGGTTATGATGTGAATATGGATCGTGAGTTTTTAGGGCTGACTCAGAAGGATCAGCAGAGGCTCACTGATGCTCTGGCGTATGATATAAAGGCTGCACTATGAGTCAGGGAATAAGCGCCACTCTCTCATTGATAAAAAACAGACTTGAGGCCATTAGCCCTAAGACTGATGCTCATCAGAATTTTGTGGTGATCGGTGATCGATCAGGCCTCACAGCACAGCTCGATCAGCGCAACGGATCAACAAGAATCTGTGAGATCGAAATCACAGGTTTTCCTGCTGATGCAGGTGAAACAGGAATTACAGGCCTAAGGACAGCACAAGCTCAAATCAATGTTAGATATGATGTGCCCTTTCAAGTGGGCTATCTTCAGACCATGATGAGTGAAGACCAAAATTCAATCATTGTCAGTATGAGATCTCCTGACTATGATTCTGCAAACACAGGCCTGAAAAATATAATAGTATCTCAGGGGATCGCTCAGCCTATCCTAGACGATACAGGTGAGCCTGTGGCCTATCTACTCACCATACCTCTCCAGCTATTATTTAAGGAGTCATGACATGGCCTCAACAGTCAGAACACTCTCAGTCGCTAAAGAGACCAGCTTTGGATCTCTTGATGCTTCTAATCTCCCATCTACAGCGGGTCTCACTTTTGTCAGTATTCCCTGTGAAGTTGCACCACTCACCCCAGGGGGTGATCCGATCTTTTCAGAGCGCACAGACACCACAGATGGACTCTATAATGTGAGCCCAGAATTAAACACAGTCTGGTCTGGTGGCTCGAGGGTTCAACACCGAAAAGGCCCTATCACATTTAAAATTGATCTGACTACGGTGGGCGCTAGCGCTAATTACACCACTAATTATTTAGGGCACATTTTGGGCGCTGGTTTTTCTACTCAGATCCCATCTCAGACCTCAGATACAGCCACGGTGTTTTCGGTCAACGAATATACCCCCACTTCAGCACCTGCACTAGCTGACACAGGAACTATTATAGGCGCTGAACTTGCAGGGGTCGCTGAGTATTCAGCAATTACTGATATTGATGCAAGTGGACGCGTGAGGATGAGCCCAGCACTCTCAGCCTCATTCACGGGTACACCCACAGTACGCCACCTGCAGACATGGTTCAGCGCCTCACGCTCTCAGACAGGGGCAGTTGTAAATACCTGTGCTTTTCAATTAAATGGGGTCGACTTCCGAACTAACTATTTTGGGTGCGTGATGGAGTCAGTCTCAATCAGTCTCGATAATCATAGACTGATGGCTGAGTTTACTTTTCAGTGTGCTCACATTATTGATGATCATGCCTCAGCTTCTGGGCCTGTAGAGCCTGCATACAATTCAGGGGCGGCCCCATTCTTCACAGGATGTTATGCAGTGGTCAGTGATGGAGCTCCATCTACTTCTACTGATGCTGTGACAGGTGACTCTCTAGGCAGGATCGCTCTAGACGTTCAAGATTTTACCTTCAGCGTAACTCACACACTAGCTGAAAAGGGCCACAGTAATTCTATTTTGGGAATGTCGGGAATGGAGATAGGCGCTACTCAGGCTGAATGTACTCTGAGCATCACAGAGCCTAACACCACCATCAATGATCTGTTTAATCGTACGACTCGACAGCTGATCATAGGCACAGGCCCACTTGCAAACGGCAAGGGCTGTGCTCTCATGTTGCCCTCTGCTGTGCTGAGAACAGACCCCAAGAAATACGACACTACAGGGGAAATCTCAATTCAAACTCTGACCTACTCTCAGGGTAGATTTGCAGGAGATTATCAGGATGGGGGTACAGGTGTTTATCAAGATAATGCTGGTTGCTCTCCTATTCGCATTGCTCTAGGTGTGGGCTCATAAAATGTTTTCGTTCTGCCCTAGCTCAACAGTGACTAAAGATATTTACATCTCTAATGACCCAGCTTTTAGCGGGGTATCAGATGAGGCTAAGTCTGAATATCTCAGCACCTCAGATTCTGATGTGTTGGGTGATTTAACTGAGGCTTGCACCTTCTCAATTAAGGCTCTCTCACCAAAAGAGAGAGAGGATGCTGAGATCAGAGCAGGCGCTTATCAGAGGTCAGAGCTGGGCAGGCTCTTATTTAGTCAACAGCCTGATGACTCAGAGATCAAAGCTAGGTGGCATCATGATCTAGATACAGATGAGCGCACAGCCCTAGCTGAATATCATCAGTATCTTCAAGACTGTTATATTGAAATGATTAGGGTCTCTCTGGTCTCGATTCAGAATCATGATGAGCAGTACACAGAGAACCTAGTGGATCAGCTGAACCTCATTAAGCCTGAGTCAGCCAGAATCTCAGTGATCTCAGAATTGATCGTACACATTCAGCGCTTAAGTCTGTTAGGTGATCGCCCAAAATCGGGCTAGCCTCTGCGGTATGGATACCACACAGCAGGGGCAGATCATGGTCATGTGATCAATGCCTAGAGCGCCCAAATCTCAGAAGACAGAGGGGCAATTGTGGAGCTAGTTCTTTTAGGCCTGGTCTGCCTCAGTCTGATTCTGATTCTGATGGGGTATATGTGATGGGGTACAGAGTAGCGCCAAACTGTGGAGCGTTTTACTCTGAACTCAAGATCAGATCATGCCCCATAGCTGATATGCACAGAATTTCATCGGTTGTCAGAGTCTATCGGGATCATAGACAGGGGCTATACAATATTGATACTGTATATGCTGAACCTAGCTCAGCTCTGATTGACGCTATCAGCCTCCTACATTCAGAGACTGAAGAGATGGCGCACAGAGACCATGAACAGCAGATGAAAGATTTGAAACATGGCTAAAGCAGGAAAGATTGAAATACAAGTTGAGCTTGATGGGATCGAGAAAAGCGAGAATCAGCTTGAGGGGCTCTCTGATGCTAGCGGGGCTGTGGGTGAATCATTCTCTTCAATGGGTGACGCGGTCTCATCGTTTGGGGGTGAGGCTAATGAATCTCTGGGGGCTGTTGGTGGTTCAGTCAGTGGTCTAGTGGGCTCTTTTCAAGATCTAGGCGGCGCTCTCAAGTCAGGTGGTCTCAGCTTTTCAAATCTCGCTGGGCCTATCGGGATTGCAGTTGTGGCTATATTTGAACTGGTGCAGGCTTGGCGCGAATATGAGAATGAGATAGATGGCACTACGCTCAAAATAGAGGCCTATCAGGCTGCAGCTGCTGAGTTATCCTCTGTCCTTGATGAGATGGCAGCAGCTCAGATTAGGTTGACTGATGCACAGGTCAGACATTTAGAGAATTTAGCCACCACAGCTGCAGCTTCTAAAGAGTTTGCTCAGAAATTGAGAGAGAGACAATCGGCCACCAGAGGCCTGATCATTGAAGAGGAGAAGCGCCTAAAGGTCGCTAGGGAATCACTCCAACAAATGAAAGAGAATGATAGAGCTCTTCAGGGGTCTGCTTATATCCAGGTAGTCGCTCACTCTCAGATCAGGAGAAGTCTACAAGAGTTGAGCAGGCTGAACGCTAAACTTGAAAAAGAGAGAGAGAGGGCGAATAAAGAAGCGCAGGAGGCTTTTGAGAAGCGCAAGATTCTAGAGGCTCAGAAAAAGGAGATTCTTAAAACAGGCCCAGAGTTTCAAAGGGCTCTAGCCAAGCAGGAATTTGACATTCTCTCAGAGGCTAAGAAACAGGAATTGAGTTTAGAAAAGGGGAGCCTACAGGCGCTTAAAGAGCTTGCAGTAATTGAAGCCACAAAACGACAAAAGGCGATACAGGATACTGTTGATGTTTCAGGAGAGGTCAAATCTAAGGCGCTCATAGCTGAGGCTAAATCTTTAAACGCTCAGCTCAATCAGATTGAGAAAGACTTCAGAGGCAAGCGCAGGGCAGATGCAGAAAAGCGCAAGACTGCAAGAGATGCTAGGGTTAAGGCTGATCTAGCTACAGAGCGCCAGCTATTCCTAGAGGTCTCTCGAATTAAAGAACTAGAGATTCAGGCTGATCTGAAGGGTGATGAAAAGCTGATAGAGCTTTCAAGGCATAGGCTGAAGGTTCAAGAGAGGATATTTAAAGACTCTAAAAACCAAATCAAGATAGCTCAGATCCAACACTCAGCAGAGATGGAGGCGATCAATCAGGCCGCCATTGATAGAGAGGTAGAGCGGGCTAAGTTGGCTCATGAGCTAGTAGCCTCAGCTACAGAGTTTGATGCTCAGAGAATCACAGATCAGACAGATAGACAGCTAGCTCTAATAGACCTGAGATATGAGAGAGAGTTTAGGGCGGCTCTGGGCAATGAGAATAAAATCACAGAATTACAGCGACAGCAGACAGCCGAGCGCACAGAGATTCAGACTCAAGCAGCTGATGATCAGATTGATAAAGTAGGAGAATTGACAGCATCATATGGGGCAGGATTTGCACAGGCTGCAGTAGGGGCCATCTTCTTTGGAGAGAGTTTTAAAGAGGCCACAGCCCAAATTCTAGAAGGTCTGGCGCGTCAGTCAGCTGTGCAGGCTCTGGTTGAAACAGCTAAAGGGGTTGCAGCTCTATTCTCACCCTTACCAGGTTTATCAGCATCACACTTTAAAGCGGCTACAATCTTTGCAGGTGCTGCAGCTCTAGCGGGCGTAACCTCATCAGCTATGGCAGGAGGTGGTGGTGGTGGTGGTGGTGGCGCTGGTGGTGGTGGTGTGTCTCCGATGGGATCACAGCAGGGGCTCAGCTCTGCACCGATCAGAGAAGAAGCTGAACAGGGTCAACAGATCTTTAATATCAATCTCTCAGGTGCTGTAATCTATGACACTAAAGCCTCAGCTGAACAGGCCTTTACTGACAGAATCACACAGATCATGAATACACCCAGAAGAGGAATGAGGAGAGCATAATGCCCATTCACAACCCTGCACCTGACTTCGCTCTATTGAGCGGGTTCAATGCTAGATCATGGTCTGGCGTGAATGTATTTGATCGAGGCTCAGACAATATCTCTCTACCCTCATATGATTCAAGCTCAGGGGTCTATGATGATGTGTTGAGTTTTTTAAACGGTCGAGG